GAGATGCGCGGAGACCGTGAGTTCCCTAACGTAGAGATACGCATCCAGGATGGCTACGCCAATTCGGTGATAGCAGAGCACCAGGACAACTTCTACGACTATATCATAGACGACGGACCGCACAGCCTTGAGAGCATGATACTCGCTGTTGAGAAGTGGCTTCCTAAGATTAAGCCAGGAGGAAAGCTGATAATAGAAGACATCCAGAACTACGACTGGTTTGAGAAGCTTGAAAGGAAAGTCAACCAAGAATTGGCCACCGAGTTCCGTAGATTTGACTTCCGTAAGAACAAGAACCGTTCTGACGATATGATTTTTGAAGTAACACGGAAATGAAACTAAAGAAGCTAGATAAGAGCGTGATGGTGAAGGCCCCAGAGAGCCACCATTGGATGAACGACGGAAGCGGACGCTTCTACCTTATGAAGCACTCAGGTAAGTTCATTAAGCACCCAGGAGCAAGTCTTGAAGCGCCCTTCCGCCTTGTTGTTCATGACAAGCCGGGGACAGCTAAAGAGAAGATGGCTATTGGGGCTCTGATGAGGGTGAAGAAATCCTAAAGGGCTCTTCTCCATTCATCTTACGATAGAGGCGGGCGACCAAAAGTCGCCCCTTCTGAGACAAGGCATACCGCACGCGGTAGTTGAACTTGTTCTCCTCCCTAAAGAAAACGTCTTGCTCGGCCTTGGTGGGCGATAGCTTGTCGAAGTGCTTGTACACCAGACCCAGCTCCTTCAACTTATATAGCTGCTTCTTGCGCAGCTGTTCTCTGCTGCGCATCATAGCCTTTCCTACGTAGTCAATTGTCCAGAACTCAAGGTCGTAGATAAAGAACAGGACCTCTATATCTGTTGAGTTAAGGCCGTAGTTGAGCTCGGCGTCCATGTACAGGAATGTAATGCTCTTCAGGTCGTTTCTCTGAATGAACTTAGGGTCAATTTTAGAGAATTCCCTGAAAAGCTTCTTTCGGCTAATCCTACTTTTCGGCATATCAGTATCTTTGTTTCAAATGTACTAATATGGCAAGTCTTAGCGGAAGTAAAATTAAGGACACATTCGGGATACTATTGAAGTTCGCCACCTCTGCGGTGTCTGCGTCTGAGCAAGTCATTCAAGATGGTGAGGGCAACAACACAGCCCTAAAGCTCTCCACAGACACGGTAGAGTCTACAGGCGATTTCAAGTGCACCGGTACGGTGGCAGCATCAACTACAGATGTGCAAGCACTAATGCTTAGCTCAACGGGTGTATTTGTCAAGAGAAACCTCAGCACCAACCCAATTGGAACAACGTCCGTAACGGCGAACTCCCCACTTGGAGCTACCGGAAGCACCATTGGAGTGCTTCCTGCAAGCTCACTCGCGCAGCTCACCAGCGCGCAGACCACAACAGTTGACAAGTTCCTGATTTGGGATGAGTCGCTAAGCACATACAAATACATAAACGCTGTTGACCTATCTGACTATGTAATCAACAGTGGAGCTACGGCAATTCCCGCAATGTTCATTGCCAAGCCACAGGCAACAACGGCAATTGGAACTGCAAACACCTTTATCGCGTTCGCAGAAATTGCAAACCAACCAGCAACTGGCGCTACCGACCCAGCTACCTCATGTGTGGCTCTCGGCGGTGTTTCATCAGCCGTTTCACTTGTTGATGCCGTTGGTGTTCGCGACAATATTCGACTGAGTACTGAATCAATGTATGAGATAGTAGCTTCAGTTCAGTGGGCCGTAGGCGCTGGAACTCCAGACCTCACTACTTCAATTTTTCTAAACGGAAGTCCAGGAAGTGTACTTGCAAAAGATGTTGAACCGGCAAAGGTTGGAACCCACTTTGTTACAGTCAGAACATTCTTCTACGCAGACTCGGGTGTGCCCTTTGATATTGCCCTACGATGTTCCTCGACTTCGGCCGCAATTATCGGACTTGAGACTTCTTTTAGCGTCTACAAATTGGGTGCCGTAGTATAAGGCGATGAACATAGAGAATCGCGTAGAAGTATTTATCCAAATAAGGGAGAAGATTGAAGAAATCTTTGAGATAATCAAAGCAAAGAAACTGGAGCAGGACTTCATGGCTACCTACTGCTTTGGCCTAGTTTGTGACGAAGACCAAGACAGCGACTCAGCGAAGTATGAGTTTATAGCGGGGCACAGCGCAGAGGACCCCGATGAATTAAGTATGATGTTTAACGTCGTAGCACATAACTTTGTGTCAGAGGATGACGACGATGACGAACTGCCGACAGACTCAATTGAATACTGGTTGAAAAAATAATGAAATTGAAATGGAACTTATCAGAAAAATCATCGTGGGGCAAAACCCCAAGGATGCTATGGCCTACTTCGTCGGGCAAAAGACAGGCGATGCTGTAATCGACTCAATTATTCAGGACGAGCGAGCTCTGTCAAAGCACGGATTTCGCCGATACCTTGTCTACATTTACAATCCAGATAAGGGCATCATGCTCTGGAAGACCATTGACGACATGCCTTGTTTAATTGAACACGATTGCGATTTCTAATGAAACCGATACGATACTTCATTGTCAAAGTAGATAAGCCAGTAAACGACACTATTCATGTCGCTGGAGAAGATATGTACCTAGATACTAGGTTCAACGAATTTGCACATCGTGCATTCGACGGGGAAGTGATGGGTGTTCCAGAGCGATATGATACAGGAGTATCTATTGGAGACACGCTGTACTTCCACCACCACGTAGTGCTTGGTGGCAACCACATGGTTTACGGCAACCGACAGCTAAACACAGCGACAGACCGGAAAGGTCAGTTTGTCTATGCGGACAAGAATCTATATTACGTCACATGGGACGGAGGATATGACCCATTTAGCTGCCAGGCCTATGCATACAAAAGCAAGGAAACAGGAGAGGTTCGTCTTCTAGGAGACTGGATATTCCTAACACCAGCGCCTCAAGAGGACGAGCTAGAAAGCGAAGTCCTTGAAATAGTTCAGACCAAGAAGACATACAACCAATATGGATATGTCAGGTACTCATCGACCAAGCTTGAGGAGCTTGGTCTAAGTCCTGGAGACAAAGTATTCATACAGAAGAATTCTGACTACGAGATGGAAATCAATGGAGAACGCCTATACCGCGTTCTGTTAACGCACATCTATGCGCAAGTCCAAGAGTAGCTTCGACAACGTAGCCACTGCAACTCGCCTGATGGCAGCAATGGAGATTGCCATTGAGAACATGATTCAGGAGATTCAGAAGCCAGTAGACCAAGAGCTGTCCGGTTCTCAGAGAAAGGCTGAGTTGCAATCAATCAAGCAAACCGCCATTGATGCAAAAGAACTTATCATTGAACGCGAGAAGCTACAGATTATTGTAAAACAGTTAGAGGACAGTGGAGAAATATCAGAACAGCGAGACTACTCAGGAGGATTCGCAGAGCAATTCTCAAAATAGCGAATGGGTATTCGTCTATTGGGACGATATCGACGAGATATACAGACGCCTTAATAGCGATAAAAAGACTGATGGCAGGCCTAGTAAATCATAAGGACTATGAAGGACAGATAGTTAGCGTTTGTCACGACGGCACCACTGGTGAAGTCGTGATGATTGGTGATTTACACATTCAGCTTCCAGCAAAGCCTGAGAAGAAAAAGATTCTATTCCACGACAAGCCAAAAGATGAGCAGCGTTGGATTCGACAGGAGATGCCCGATGAGATTCTGCGAATTAAGGGAATGGACGAATGGATGTCTATGCCTGAAGACTTCAGAAATAGGTACACACAGTATATCACCAGGGAGTTCGAGCGACGCAGAAGCGGTATATGGTTCTACAACAACGGTGTTCCCATATATATCACTGGAGACCACTATTTCTTTCTACAGTGGTCAAAGATTGACATTGGGTATCCAGAGTACCTAGACTTCCAACGCTCTCTTTTCATCCACTTGGAGGCCTGCAATTTAGACCCAAGATGTCTTGGCCAGGTGTACGTAAAGTGTCGTCGGTCAGGATATACTCAGATGTCCTCATCGGTGCTGGTAAACCGCGGCTCTCAGGTCAAGGAGAAGCTGTTGGGTATAATGTCCAAGACCGGTGGTGATGCGCAGGAGAATATCTTCATGAAGAAGGTACTTCCAATCTACAAGTCCCTTCCGTTCTTCTTCAAGCCAATTCAAGATGGTACCACGAACCCAAGGGTTGAGCTCGCATTCCGCGAGCCATCAAAGAGGATTACCAAGAAGGTAAAGACCGCTACCCGTGGAGATGCATTGAACACGGTCATCAACTGGAAGAACACCACAAACAACGCTTATGACGGTGAGAAGCTCCACATGCTTTACATGGATGAGGCAGGCAAGTGGGAAAAGCCAACAGATATCAGGGAGTCGTGGCGTATTCACCGTACGTGTCTAATCGTTGGTCGGAACATCGTTGGTAAGGCTATCGTAGGAAGCACCGTAAATCCGCTAGACAAAGGAGGGCGACAGTTCAGAGACCTAGTATACAACAGCGACCCAAACGTAAGAAACGAAAACGGTAGAACCAAGAGTGGACTGTACAAACTTTTCATTCCGGCTTATGAAGCGCTTGAGGGATTCTTTGATGTCTATGGTAATCCAATCATAGACGACCCAGAGAAGCCCGTAGCTGGCATTGATGGCAACCTGGTAACCATCGGGTCCAGAACATTCCTAAAGAACGAGAGAAAGGCTCTGGTGGACGACAGCTATGAACTGAACGAAGTAATTCGTCAGTTCCCATTCACGGAGTCTGAAGCATTCCGCGACAGCGCAAAGTCATCGGTCTTTAACGTGCAGAAGATTTACGAGCAGGTGCAGTACAACCAAGAGCTGTATCCAAATCCTGTCTTCGTGGGCAACTTCGCATGGAAGGATGGAAAGCAAGACACTGAAGTGTACTTCAATCCAGACGCTAACGGACGATGGAGGGTTGCGTGGATGCCTCCATTTGAGCTAAGAAACAAGCAAGGTCCTCAGAATGAGTGGCTTGGAGTTGGAGGGGTCGACTCCTATGACATTGATGCCACGGTAGATGGCCGCGCTTCAAAAGGCGCGTGCCATCTGTACAACAAATTCAACATCCAGCATCCTGCAAATATGTTTGTGGCCGAGTATGCATCTCGTCCACCGCTTGCCAAGATATTTTACGAGGACGTCCTAATGGCTGCAAAGTTCTATGGATACAGCATTCTCATCGAGAACAACAAATATGGTATTGCCAGATATTTTGAGCAGCGAGGATACGACAACTATCTGATGAATAGACCCGCTCATCTTGGCTCTGGGTATGGTGGCACCACAAAGACAAAGGGTATACCATCAAACTCTCAGGATATCATCCAGGCGCACGCCCAGGCTATTGAGTCGTACATCCATAATCACGTGGGCAGAAACGAAGAAACCATGGAGTTTGGAAAGATGTATTTTGAAAGGACTCTTGAGGACTGGATTAACTACAAGATTGACGACCGAACTGCTTTTGACTTGTCCATTTCCAGCGGATTAGCATTATTGGCGGCACAAGGAGCTACGGTGAAAAAAGAAAAGGTTGATTTCAATATCAAAAAGTTCTTTCGCCCCGGTCGGGTCATCCTGCGGTGAATCAAATAAGTATATTTGCATATTAGCCCGTAGTGGATATGCAAAGAGATTATACAGCAAAAGGCCAATCTACCTTTCCCGACCCGCTAGCGAGTACGGAAGAAAAAATGTCGCAAGGATATGGCCTTCAATATGCGAAGGCTATGTATGCGCAATGGATTGGCACAGATTACAACAACTCACTATACGGTCGTCGCTTCAATGAGATGCAGACAAACCGCGACTATGCACAGGGAACTCAGGATACGTCAATCTACCGACAGATTCTAAGTTCGCTGGACGCAAATAACGGAGATGGTACTATGCTTACGCTAGACTATACTCCGGTTCCCATCATTCCTAAGTTTGTTCGGATTGTAGTAAACAAGATTCTGTCGCGCAAACCGTACCCTCAGATTCAGGCAGTCGACCCACTTTCTCGCAGTGAGAAGGACAAGAAGAAGAACGCTGCTATTCTCCACATTGAAAACAAAGCAATGCTGGAGGAAGCCAAGGCCCTTGGACTTCCGGTTAAAGTAGACCCAGACTCATTGCCAGACACTCCAGAAGAGACTGAATTGTTCCTGGATACAAACATCAAGACCGATGCCGAGATTGCCGCTCAGTTGGCCACAGAGATGACACTCACGTGGAACGACTTTGATGATGCAATCTACCGACGCTGCGTTGAAGACCTAACTACTTGTGGTATCGCTGTAACAAAGCGTACTAACGACCCGAACTACGGAATTCGTGAGCAATATGTTGACCCTGCATATTTCATCCACAACTACACGGATGACCCAACTATGACGGAGCTAACATACGGAGGGCACTTCCGCACTGTGACCATCATGGAGCTAAAGCGTCTTGCTGGCAATCAGTTCACAGAGGCGCAGTACCAGCAGATTGCTGAAACTGTAATGAATCGCTACGGGAATGACCCATTGCGCTACTCCACACAAGGAGGCAATTACGAGACCATTGGAAATCGTTATCGCTATGGATACGATGAGTTCAAAGTCCAAATCATGGACTTTGAGTTTATGTCCGTTGATGATATCATCTTTGAAAAGAAAGAGTCTAAGTTTGGAAACATGGGTTTCTACTACAAGGGCAACAGCTACAACGCTCCCCAACAGTCAGTATTTGACCGCGAGGCAGTCTACATGAAGAACGCTACTGTTTACGGTGGCATTTTAGTTGTTGGCACCGACATGATGTTCAACTACGGAATTCAGAAGAACATTCCAAAGAATGTTCATGACATCGCTCGTGCTCGCCTTTCTTACTCATCAGTAGCTACGAATCTTCGTGGTATGATTCCAAAGTCTATGGTATCTAGCGTCATCGGATTTGGTGACATGCTGCAAATTACGCACCTCAAGATTCAGCAGTCCATTGCTAAGGCTAAGCCTGATGGACTAATTATCGACATCGAGGGACTTGAGAACGTACAGCTAGGACGCGGTGGAGAACTTCAGCCGCTAGAGATTCAAGACATCTACGAGCAGACTGGTGTGTTCTACTATCGTTCTAAGAATCCAGAGGGAGGGTTCCAAAACCCTCCTATCCGTGAAATCGGAAACTCTATCCGAAACATTGAACAGCTGATTGCATTGTACAACCACTACCTGCGCATGATTCGTGATGCTACGGGAATCAACGAAGTAGTTGATGCAAGCACTCCTAAGTCGGATGCCCTTGTTGGTGTTCGCGAGCAGGCAATCGCCGCCTCAAACAACGCTACAAATGACATCACGCATGCAGCTCAGGTTCTCTATAAGAAGGTCTGTGATGACATCGTGCGATGCCTACAGGTGATTCCACCTAAGAGCATCATTTACAAAGTATACACCAATGCTATCGGAGACACCAACATGGCAGTCCTTACATCATTTGATAATCTGTCGATGTACAACTTTGGTGTTGTGGTCATGGGTGAGATGGACGACCGTGCCAAACTCTATCTTGAGCAGAATATCAACATGGCTCTCTCCCAGAAAGAGATTGACCTTGAGGATGCCATCGCTATCCGACAGCTAAGAGACCCAGAGCAAGCAGAACGCTTGCTTGTTGTTCGTCGTAAGAAGCGAATGAAGACGCGCATGGAAGAGGCCTCGCAGCAGGCTCAGCTTCAGGCTGAGTCCAATGCGCAGGCCGCTCAGGTAGCTGCTCAATCACAGATTCAAAC